AGTCCAACTCAATTTCGGTTTATGATTAACCAACTTCCCAAAGTGCAGTTCTTTACTACAGCTGCAAATATTCCCGGCATTGGTTTGAGTGAAATAAACTTAGAAACCCCATTCAAAGAAATACCTATTATTGGTGACAGAGTTACCTATGAAAATCTAAGTGTATCTTTTATTGTGGACGAGTACCTAGAAAACTATACAGAGTTACACAACTGGATAATTGGTATTGGATTTCCAAAAAGCAGACAACAGTTTACAGATTTTCGTTCTACTAAATCTAATACTTCTGTTGCTGGTGCTGGTGGTAATACTGATATTGGTAAAGTTGGAAAGCCTATAGCAGACAAATCGTTTTATTCAGATGCGACACTATCTATTTTATCAAACAAAAATAACCCTGTTGTAGAGGTTCGGTTTTCTGATATGTTCCCTGTGTCACTTAGTAGTCTGGAATATAACCAAAATGTAACAGATGTAGAATACTTGACAGCAACAATTGATTTTCGTTATAAATTATATGAGATAGTTACCTTATAATATGGAGTAATAATGACCCTTGATGAATTAAAAATTCAAGTCCAAAATGACTTGAAAGTAGATAATGAACACTTAGATACCGAATCATTAAAAAACCAAGAAATTAAAGCCAAATACTTAGACCACAAATCTAGATATGAACTTCTTTTGTTTAAAGCAAAAGGAGATTACAAACGATTGTATCGTGAAAAGTGGGAATATTATGGTGGTAAATCTGATGCAAAAATCTATGCAACTAAACCATTTGACCTCAAAGTTCTCAAAACAGATTTATCAGTTTATATATCATCTGATGAAGAAATTATTGATGCAGAAAACAAGGTTGGTTACTTAGAAACTGTAGTGGATTATATCAAAGGAGTTATCAAGTCCGTTGATAATCGTGGGTGGGATATTAAAAATGCAATTGAATGGAAGAAATTTGAAGCAGGACTGACATACTAATGGTAAACTTTTATGATGATTTTTTAGAAGAACATATTGCACAATTAATTGATATGCAATTAAAAGATGTGTCTTGGAAATTTGATTATGATTCTGTAGAGAATGGTTTAAATAAACACTGGCACGTTTTTTGTGGACATGACGAAGAATCCCTTCGTGAAGATATATCACCTATCTGGCAAAAGATTAAAAAAGAATGGCCAGATTTGCAGTTAGAACGTGCTTATCTAAATGCACACACACATGGAATAGAACCACACATTCACAGAGATGATGGTGCTGTAACATTCATCTATTATCCCAGAATGGATTGGAAAAATGAATGGGGCGGTGGAACTGTAGTATACGATAATAATATAAAAGATATTACAGATCATGTAAACTACAGAGGCAACAGACTAATACAGTTTTCTGCACAACTACCACACCAAGCTCAACCAGTAAGTAGAGAATGTTATCAACTTAGAACTTGTGTGGTATTCAAAACTACACTGCCTTGTCCTTCAAATAGAAGTAGGTCATCGTTTGGTTTGCAAACATAATGATTGGTTCAAATTACTTAATAACAAATTTTCCAAAAGAGTTAATTAAGGAAGTATTAAAAAATAAAGAAAATACATTAGAAAAAGGTAATATCAACGAAGTTAGTGGACTAACGACAAGAACTTCTAGTGTTTCGTGGATAAAAGATAAAAATATTTGTCAAAGAGTATTTTCTGTGATGAAAAAACAGGCAGAACAATTTTCATCTTTACATTTGGATAATATAGAACCATTACAGTATTCAGAATATAGAAATGACCAAGAGTATGGTTGGCACAAAGATGTAAGGAATATTCCCTATACTGATGGTAGAATTAGAAAACTGTCGTTTTCAATATTTTTAAATGATGATTATGAGGGTGGAGAGTTTGACTTAGAAATCTATAACCCTGATATATCACCTAGATATTTGGAAGTAAAAAAACAAAATAATGCGAATTGTATAATATTCAATTCTGATATGTGGCACAGAGTAAGACCTGTGACATCTGGTGTAAAAAAAAGTATTGTTGGGTGGATGTTAGGCCCTATGGTTAAATAAAATATTATGAAAATATCAAAGATAAATGAAGTGTATCTTGAGTGTGATGTGAATGAGGACTTGGCTAGAGAGTTGTCAGACTATTTTACGTTTGAAGTGCCTGGCGCCAAGTTTATGCCGCAATATAGAAATCGTATGTGGGATGGAAAGATAAGATTGTTCTCTCCACGCAATGGAAGAATTTATACAGGACTATTACCCTACATAAAAGAATATTGCGATAAGAAGTCAATACCATATACAATATTAGAAGGAGTAGAAGATAGCAAAGTTATAGATCGTCAAAAAGTTGAAGATTTTGCTATATCATTACGGCCAACCTCTAAAGGGAAACCTATTGAATTTAGAGACTATCAAATTGATGCCATTCATCATGCTCTATCAACAAATCGTTGCCTTCTTTTGTCACCTACTGCTTCAGGTAAGTCACTCATAATCTACACACTTGTTAGGTATTATAACCTGATGGGATTAAAAATGCTTATCCTAGTTCCAACAACTTCTTTGGTTGAACAACTGACTTCTGATTTTGTCGATTATGGATGGAGTGAAAGAAATATTCACAAGGTTTATGCAGGACAAGACAAGACACATAAAACAAAACCTGTTATTATTTCGACATGGCAGTCTGTATATAAAATGCAAAGTCCATATTTTTCACAATTTGGTTGTATCATTGGAGATGAAGCTCACACGTTCAAGGCAAAATCACTTACTGATATTATGGTTCGCAGTAGAGATGTAAAATATAGATTTGGACTAACAGGAACACTAGACGGAACACAGACACACAGATTAGTATTGGAAGGTTTATTTGGTAAAGTAAAAAAAGTTATTACCACAAAGGAGTTGATGGATAGTAAAACTGTTGCACAACTTAATATTGATTGTGTTGTTCTAAGGCATACAGAAGAAGAATCACAAAGAGTAAAACACTACACTTACGCTGAAGAAATAAACTATCTTGTATCACATCTAAAAAGAAATAAGTTTATTGAAAATCTCTGTAGCTCTATTAACGGAAATACATTATTACTTTTTCAACTAGTAGAGAAACATGGTTCTATATTATACGAACAGATAAATAAGTTAGACAGAAAAGTATTTTTTGTATATGGTGGAACAACAACAAACACAAGAGAAGAAATAAGAGCTATTGCAGAAAAAGAGAAAAACGCTATTATTGTTGCGTCTTATGGTACTTTTTCTACTGGCATTAATATTCGTAATATTCACAATATCGTATTTGCTTCACCATCGAAAAGTAGAGTTAGAGTTTTACAATCTATCGGTAGAGGACTTAGACAATCAGAATCTAAATCAAGTGTTCGTCTTTTTGATATTGCTGATAACATGACATACAAATCAAATTCGCCAAACTTTACATACAGACATTTTAAACAAAGATTAAAGATTTACAAAGAAGAACAATTTGAATTTAAGGTCAATAAAGTTACATTATGATATATATAAATATAAGTAAGAAAAGGATAAAATAATGTCATACCAAGTTATAAAATTATCTAATGGCGAAGACATTGTTTGTGAAGTTTTAGAAATAAAAGACACACAAATAAATATATCTGAACCATTAAAAATGGAAACTATTAATAAAGTTACAGACAATGGGGCATCTGAATCCTTAGCTTTAGGAAGGTGGTTGCAACCATATTCTGATGAAAACATATTTCAAATAGAAAGAAACTCAATTGTAATTATGACTCCAGCAAGTATTGGTCTTATAAAATATTATGAATATGTTATGACAACTATTGAAAGAATGGAATTATCAAGTGTTGAAGCAACTGATAAAGACCTTGAATCTATAGTAGAACAAGAAATAATTGATGAAGATTTAAGTTTAGATGAAGTAGTAAAGTCATTTAGAAAATCTAACATCAACATATATCATTAAGCTTTATATCTGAAAGAGGACAAGTCCTATTATACATACAGTTCGGTGTATTGTCAATAGGTAAATAAGGATTTCTTGTGTTATGTTAAAAGTAAGCATCTATAGATATAATCCTGAGAAAGATGAATCTCCTTATATGCAGGATTATGATTTTGACCCTCAAGGAAAAGACCTTATGGTTCTTGATGTATTGGGTATGTTAAAATCTAAAGACTCCACTATCTCTTATCGTAGATCCTGTCGTGAAGGCGTATGTGGTTCTGATGGTATGAATATAAACGGAAAGAATGGACTAGGATGTATAACTCCTATTTCTGAATGCGTAAAAGGTAATAAATTGGTTATTCGTCCACTACCAGGCCTACCTGTAATTCGTGACCTTGTTATAGATATGACTCAGTTTTATACTCAATACAAAAAAATCCAACCCTATCTTGTTAATGATGAACCTCCACCTGAAAGGGAAAGATTACAATCACCTGAAGATCGAGCAAAGTTAGATGGACTTTACGAGTGTATACTATGTGCTTGTTGTTCAACTAGTTGTCCTTCATTTTGGTGGAATCCAGATAAGTTCATTGGCCCTGCTGGTTTATTACAGGCATATCGTTTCCTAGCAGACACAAGAGATAATGATACTGAAAAAAGATTGTCCAATCTCAAAGATCCTTTTAGTGTTTTCCGTTGTCATGGAATACAAAACTGTGTTGCAGTTTGTCCTAAAGGATTAAATCCAACTAGAGCGATTGGACATATTCGTAACATGTTACTAAGAAGCAGTACTTAGCTAAATTAATTTAATTAAAAACAATAATTTACTTGACATTACAACTATTTTCGTGTAGAATGGTTACTAATAATATGAAAAGGAATTTACTATGGCAACAAAGAAAGTAAAAGGTGCTCATTACGTTGACAACAAAGTCTTTCATCAAGCGATGATTGATTGGAAAGAAGAATGTCGTGAAGCAGAAGAAATGGGTGAACCCAAACCCAGAGTAACAGAATATATAGGCGAGTGCTTTCTAAAGATTGCAAATGGCTTATCGTATAGACCTAATTTTATTAACTATACATATCGTCAAGAAATGATTTCAGATGGTATAGAAAATTGTCTGCAATATATTCATAACTTTAATCCAGAGAAATCTAAAAATCCTTTTTCTTATTTTACTCAAATTATTTACTATGCATTTCTTCGTAGGATTCAAAAAGAGAAAAAGCAAACTCATGTAAAACACATGTTGATTCAATCACAAGAGTTTATACAGAGTGTTAATAATGAAGGTGACGATACAATATATCCTATTGAGGGTGGGTTTGACCCACACATAATGGTGCCTGACGAAGCTGTGTATAAACCCAAAAAGAAAGACGCTGTAGAAAAATTACCTAAAGGATTAGAAAACTTTATGGAGAATGATAAGTGCGAGTAGCAATTATAACCGATACTCATTTTGGTGCAAGAAATGATAATCAAAATTTTAGTGAATACTTTTTTAAATTTTATGAAGAACATTTTTTTCCATATCTAAAAGAAAATAATATTACACACTGCCTCCACTTAGGCGACATTATGGATAGACGCAAGTTTGTTTCATATAGAACTGCAAAGAATTTTAGAGAAAGGTTTATCAAACCATTTTCGGACTTAGGTATTCAGCTTCATATTCTTGTTGGAAACCACGATACCTATTTTAAAAATACTAATGAAGTAAACTCAATAACAGAACTGATTGGCACAAGATATGATAATGTGCATATCTATCCAGAAGCAAAAGAAATTGAACTTGATGGATTACCTGTTATGTTAGTGCCATGGATTAATGCGTCTAATCACGCTAAAACTATGTCTGCTATGGATAAATCAAAAGCAGACATTTTAATGGGCCACCTTGAAGTTCAAGGTTTTGAAATGATTAAAGGAGTACATTGCGAAAATGGATATGCTAAGGATTTGTTTAGAAAGTTTGATACAGTTTTTAGTGGTCATTTCCACATTAAATCTGATGATGGTCATATTTATTATCTCGGTAATCCATATGAGATTTATTGGAATGATTGTGGAGATAAAAAAGGATTTCATATCTTTGATACTGAAACACGGCAACTAGATCGTATCGTAAATCCTCTAACAATATATAAGAAAATATATTATGATGATATCACTACTAATTACAAAGACCACGATATTACTCAATACAAAGACAACTATGTTAAAGTTATTGTTGTTAACAAAAAAGATTTGTATCAGTTTGACCAATTTGTTGATAAGTTGCTTCGAGCAGATTGCTATGAAGTCAAAGTCATAGAGGACTTTTCAGACTTAGACGCAAATACAGTATCAGACGATATTGTTGAAAACACACAAGATACAATGACAATTTTAAATCTGTATATTGATGATATAGAAACTTCTTTAGACAAAGGAAGACTTAAAAATTTACAGAGACAAATTTATATGGAAGCTCAAGACCTACAAATATGATTAATTTTAAGTATGTGAGATTTAAGAATTTCTTAAGCACTGGCAATCAATTTACAGAAATACAATTAGATAGAAACCCAACAACACTTATCATTGGTGAAAATGGTGCAGGAAAATCTACTGTCCTTGATGCATTATGTTTTGGATTATTTGGTAAACCATTTCGTTCTATTAGTAAAAATCAATTGGTAAACTCTATCAACAATTCAGCTGCAATTGTAGAAGTTGAGTTTTCTATTGGTTCAATAAAATACAAAGTTATTCGTGGTATTAAACCAAATAAATTTGAGATTTACAAGAATGGTAAAATGATTAACCAAGAAGCAAATGCTCGTGATTACCAGAAGATTTTAGAACAACAGATTCTAAAACTAAACTATGGTTCTTTCACACAGGTAGTTATTCTCGGTAGTTCAACATTTATACCATTTATGCAATTAAAGGCTAGACATCGTAGAGAAGTTGTTGAGGAAATACTTGACATACAAATCTTCTCCACAATGAATATGATTCTAAAACAAAAACTAAAAACTGTGTTTGATGATATTCGTGATATTGAATATCAATTTAACTTAGAAACAGAAAAGGTCAGTTTACAAGAAAATCTTATATCTGATTTACAAGACAATAAAGATAAGATTATCAAACAAAAACAAGATTTGATTAACAACAATGAAGAAGAAATATTTAAGAGAAATAAAGAAAAAACTGATTTGCAACTTTTAGATGAAAAATTATTAAAAACAATATCAGATAAGGCTTCTGCTGAAACTAAACTTTCTAAACTAAAAGAAATAAAAGCTACACTAAATGAAAAACACAAATCACATTCGGAAATGATTGAGTTCTTTGAAACTAATGAAGACTGCCCTACCTGTCAACAACATATTGATGAAGTTTTTAAAGAAGGTATTGTCACATCTAAAAGGTCTGATATTGAAGAACTACAATTTGGTATGGGTAAATTAAAAGAAGAATTAACCAAAGCTTCTAACAGAACAAATGAGATTAAAAACATTACTAGTGATATTAGAAGCAACTCTGTTAAACTTGCAACAATACAACAATCTATTGTAGAACTAGAAAAGTTTAATGCTAAACTTCAAACAGAGATTGAACACTTTGTCAAAGATGGTGTTGGTCAATCAGACCTCGATAAACTTGAAGAATTAAATAAAAATGTAAAAGTGATTGGTAATCGCAGGACTGAACTAAAAGAAGATAAAACTTATTTTGAAGCATCAAAAAGTATGTTGATGGATACTGGCATTAAGACTAAAATCATTAAACAATATCTGCCAGTTATGAATAAGTTGATTAACAAGTATCTAACATCAATGGAATTTTATGTTAACTTTACACTAGATGAAAACTTTGAAGAAACAATAAAGTCAAGACATCGTGATGAGTTTTCTTATGCATCATTTAGTGAAGGTGAGAAAATGAGAATTGACCTTGCACTACTCTTTACTTGGAGAGCTATTGCAAAGATGAAAAATTCAACGAATACAAATCTACTTATCTTAGATGAGATATTCGATAGTTCACTTGATGGAACAGGAACAGATGAGTTTCTAAAAATATTGGGAACTCTGAATGATGAAAATGTATTTGTAATATCACACAAACAAGATGCACTTGCTGATAAATTTAGAAGCACAATTAAATTTATTAAAGAGAAAAATTTTAGCCATATAAAGGAATAAATAATGTTACTGATTAACGGAGATTGCATTAAAGAAATGCAAAAACTAATTGATGATGGTGTACAAGTGGATTCAGTTGTTACCGACCCACCATACGAACTTGGATTCATGGGTAAGAGTTGGGATTCAACAGGTATTGCGTTCAATCCAAAAACTTGGGAACTTGCATTGAAACTTCTGAAGCCAGGCGGATATCTAGTTGGATTTTCTGCTTCTCGTAATTACCACAGAATGGCTGTTGCAATCGAAGATGCTGGATTTGAAATTCGTGACCAGATTATGTGGTTATATGGTTCTGGATTTCCAAAGAGTTTGAATGTTGGTAAGGCGATAGATAAAAGGAATGGTGTTCAAGGAGATGTGATTGGTACACGCAAAGTTACATCATCTGACATTGGACAGAAAAGTGGTTGGAATCATCTTAACACAGACAGAGGTGATTATGAATATAGAGAAATAATGAATGAATACGAGGGTTGGGGAACTGCACTCAAACCAGCACACGAACCTATCGTAATGGCGAGAAAACCTCTATCAGAAAAGTCTATTGTAGATAACGTATTAAAACATGGCACTGGTGCAATTAACATTGATGGTTGTAGAATAGAGGGTAATGATGCAAAGTATCCAGATACAAATCCAGATTTTAAAGATGTTGGTGCAAAATCAAAAGAAGCAATTGGTATTGACAAATTAAGTTTTGGTCAAACAGAAAATGCAGAAAGAAAAAAGGTAGTTCGTAAATCTAGAAGTGAAGATGGAGTCTGGACAGATGGAAACTCTGGTATGAAAGCAGAGGGAACAGAATATGCAGATGCAGACCCAAGAGGTAGATTTCCAGCAAATGTCATGCATGATGGAAGTGATGTAATTGTAAACGAATTTCCTAACAACAAGAATACTAGACATATGAGTTATAAAAGAAGTGGTGGTGAGTTTATTGATAACATACCAAATCAAGAGGAAAAAAGTTGGTTTGTAACAGAGGAGGGTTCAGCTGCAAGATTCTTTTATTGCCCAAAAACTTCTAAGTCAGAAAGACACAGAGGACTAGAGAACTTTACTGCAAAACCTATAGCGTGGGGTAACCAAGCAAAAGCAGAACTAAAAAGAGGAAATTTAGATTTTGCTGCTG